TGAGCCTGAACACCGTAAAGGGTGTCGGCAGTGTACAGAGTTGCCAAGTACTCTTGCTTGTACTGAGTCTGAGAACGGAAGTTCATCTGCTCAGCCAGGACAAGGGCATCCTTGTGGATAAGGAAAGCACCGCGAACATCAGCAGTACCAGTTGAGTTAGATGTAGCATCCTCAATCAGCGGGCAGTTGGAAGAAACGTAAACGTCAATTCCGTATAATGAGCCAATCAGACCAGACTGGACAGTAACGCCATCGCGGAAATCAGAAGATACATAACGCTCAGTACCCATGATTGCAGAACGCAGAGCAGGAGGAATAACAAACGCACGATCAGTCATCGGAACGTCATTGTCATCCATCAACTTGATGAGAGCGCGGAAGCCAGCGTCAGTGAATACGTCAGCAGCAACAACAGTGTCATCAGCGTAAGCAGTCAGACCAGTAGAAGCGTCTACAAAGTAAGTGTTTGCACCTTCCCATGCAGTACCAGTACAAGTACCAGTAACAGGAACAGTCAGGTCAAAAGTACCACTACCGAAGCCAGTACCAGCGCGGAACAGATCATCATCAACCTGCTTAGCCAGAGCGTAACCAGCGTCTTCAGTGTAGAACTGACGCAGAGAAGCCAGAGCTTGAACCTCTACGATGTCCTCAATCAGACGAGAATACTCATAGTGACGGTTGATAGTGATGGTGGTTTCACTTTCCAGGTTAGCCTGCATAGTAACGGCAACAGCTTCTTGCTTGGCATTAGCTCCACCACGAACGGGCTTAGGAATGTGGATAACATCACCCTTATTACCAGACATAGTCATGGTCTTAACAAGGGGAGCCATCTTCAGGGATTTTTGATAAGCAGCGATTACTTCGTCAGACCAAATTTCAGGGACGAAAGTAGCGGCAGCAGTCTTGTCAACGGTTGCGTTAGCAGTAAAGAACGCACCAGAAGTTTCATTAGCCATTGTAAATTACCTCACAATTAACGAACGCGCTTCTCGGCATAGGCCCGTCTAATTTCGGGTTCCATGCTTTGATAACGCTTAGGGTCAGTCTTCATAAGTTCAATAATATCTGCCCTTCGGTAAATTTTCTTAGGTGCGGATTCGGTACTACCCTTGGCCCCACCAGTTGATGCTCTCTTAACAGCATCCTTGCGAGCGTCCTTCTCGTCCTGAACAGCAGATTGAGACATTTGCTTGATCTGCTTCCAGTTGGAAAACAGTTCATCAGCAGCACTTGTATCATACTGTTGGTCAGCGCGAGCCAGAAGCTCCATTCGGATATTACTGCCCTTCACCCAGTTTATGAATTCTGAGCTTTGGATAATCTCCTGTGCATCTGGATGCTTGTTAATTAAGTCCTGCTTTGCCTTATCCTGTCGTAACCTTATAGTAGTTTCTTGAGCCTCCCTAATAGCAGGGTGGTTCGCGATCTTACTTTCAACAGCTTTGTCAGGGTCAGCAAAGAAATCTACCTCTTCGGCAGGTTCAGGTGCTTTTGTTTCTGACTGGTTGAGAATATAACCATCTACAATCTTCCGCAGTTCACCAACCTCATTGCCTTGTTGACCAATCTTACTTACAGCTTCTTGGTGCATCTTGGCTACTTCAGCGATTGTTTTACCACGGTACTCCTCTGGAATATCTGCTTCCCCGTCTGAAGCCTGAACTTCTTCTTGGACAGTTTCTTCCAGATCGCTTGTTCCGGTTTTATCTACCTCTACTTTGTCAATTAGTCTTGCCATTATTAAACTCCGTTAAGACCGACTATAGCTACCCCGTGGGACTATTGCTCGGCTGCCTTACGTTCTAATCCCATCTTCTGCTCTCTGGCCCGAATCCACTTGTCTGTTGCACCTGGAAAATGTCCAGAAGTGGGGTCGAGACTACACCTGACAGCAGAGATGACTCTTGTTGCTACCTCATCACATTCAGGACAATCAATCTGCCTAGTTTCACGTGAAACGAGTTTCTCATTGAGATGCCCGTACTTACACGTAAATTCAAACAGAATCATTGCTACCCTCTTCTATGTAATGTTCTATGGTAGATTCCATATTTAGCATGAAGGCCAAGATGTTTAACTGCCCCTTACGGAAGTTCAAATCATCAACGTCCTTCGTTACTTCTACAGAATTTATTTGGAGAGCATTGTTCTTAAGCTCGTCCATTAAAATCTTCCAGCCATCTGTTCGGAACATATCCTTAAGATTCTGGTAATGTCTTTCGGTTTCTCTGTCCACCTTTCTTCCCCTGTTTTTCCTCTAGTT